ATTTTTTTAACTCATGAACCATTAGATGCTAATAGATCGTTGTTCAACTGCTTTGGACACATTCATGGTAGACAAAAAGTTAAAAGATATGGATTAGATGTTGGTGTTGATGCAAATCATTTTAAACCAATAAATAAAAAAGAAGTATTATTCTATAAAGAAGCGATAGAAAAATATTATGATGATAATGTATTTGAATAATGGAAAATATAAATTTAGATTTTTTTGGTGAAGATTTTGAAAACACCAATGTAGAAAAAATTTCTGTATCTGATTTTATTTCAAAAGCAAAGAATTTATTTTCTATAATAGAGAATAATTATACACAATCTTGGAAAACAATGTCAATTGGAGATTGTTTTTCTAATAGTATTATTAAAAAATGTGGTGATTGTGACAATTGTAGTGGTAGTTGTGTTGTGATAAAAGATGATATAGAATATGATTGTGTATCAGATTATGATTATGGATCATGTTATATTAGATATTTTGATGATATATATTTTTCTGAATCTATATCAGATATTATTTTAACTGGAAAACATTCATATCATGAGTTATTATGTTCAGATGTAGAAAAAGATAATAAAATAAATAATGAATAAAATATTAGTATTAGTAGGTTCTAATAGTGTTGGTGATACACTATGTGCAATACCAACAATAAAGAAACTAAGTGAAATATATAATCAAAAAATATATGTATATACGTATCAACCAGAATTATTAAAAAATTATCCTTATATAATACTAAGTGATAATTATAATGTTGACGAAGATGACTTATTAATAGAATCATTTAGACCTGATAAGTATGTACATACTAGAATAGATATTAGACAATTACACGCTATTAGTTCTGGTTTTCAATTATTACCTGAAGAGATGGAAATAAAATTCTATCCAGATGAATATAAACAAATAGACTTACCTGATAATTATATCGTTATTCACCCATCAAAAACTTGGCCATCAAGAAGTTGGAACAAAGAAAGTTGGGAAATATTAGCCAATAAGTTAAATGAATTAAATATTCCAATTGTTGTGGTAGGTAAGGACTCAAGTGAAATAGGCACATATAAAATAGATAAGCCAATTTATAATATTGAAATTAAAAATGGTTTAAATTTAGTAAATAAACTTGATATTCATCAAACATGGCATATACTTAATAAAGCTTCTATTGTAATTACTATGGATACAGGTATTTTACATTTAGCAGGTACAACAGATACGTATATTATACAGTTAGGTAGTTCAATTGATCCAAGATTTAGAGCACCATATAGATATGGTTCACAAGAATATAAATATTCATATATATTAGGAGATTGTTGTAAATTCTGTAGTTCTGATATGAGATATAATATAGCTCATAATATAAAACACACTATTATGCCACCAGTTGCATTTTGTTTAGATAAACCTGAATCTATCGGACAAGATATTGATCCTGATCCAATTATTTACAAATGTCATCCGACAGTTGATAAAGTAGTATCAGAAGTATTATTAAAATATAATTTCTAAAATAAAGTTAAAATTATAATTAAAATATTAAAAAATATTAAAAAAAATAAATATGATATTTATATTAAATATTTTTTGTATATTTGCAGTAAAATAAATAACATTAAAATGATAATTAAAAATAAGAAGGCTTCATATGAATATTTATTATTAGATGAATTCACTTCTGGTATTTGCCTTACAGGAACAGAAATAAAATCAATTAGATTAGGTAAAGCATCAATAGCTGAAAGTTATTGTACATTTCAAGGTAATGAATTATTTTTATTAAATTCTCATATAGATGAATATGAATTTGGTAATAGACATAATCATGAGTCAAGAAGACAAAGAAAATTATTATTAACAAAAAAGGAATTAAATAAAATTCGTAAGAAAGTTAGTGAAAAAGGCTTTACTATAATAGCAAAAAATATGTTTATTAATGATAAAGGATTGTGTAAAGTTACTATTTGTGTAGCAAAAGGAAAACACACATATGATAAAAAAAATGCAATTAAGGAAAAGGATTTAAAAAGAGATACAGATAAAATATTAAAACAATATAAATAAAATGAAAATAATAATAGTAAGGTTTGTTTGTTCAATATTAGTATTAGTTTTTTTTGTATCTATTATCATTCATTTTTATGAAAGAAAAACCTACACAATAACTTATGATACATATGAATATAATTCACATATAAAGAATTTAGAATTAAGAAATAAAGATTGTAAATTTACATTAACTGGTTACACAGAACAAGAAGCAGTGAATGATTTTATTGAACTAGAATTTTTAAATGATTTGTGTGTTGGTGATAGTGTAGCAATAATAAAAGTAGAACAATATTAATTAAATATTATGATTAGACAACACGGTAGAGATTTTAATAATATCACACCAAAAAATTATTCAAGAAAAGGATTGATATGTACATGTCTATGTACAATTGAAGTTGATACTATTGTTGATAAAAAATTAATAAAAGTTGTATATAGTGTAAATCCTACTGGTGGTGATTCAAAGCCACCAACAACAAAGAACGGTAAATGGAAGCAATATTGGAATCAATCATATTCTAATTGGGGTACGTTTAATGAAATTGTTGAGCTACCTGATATTTTTTCAAAATTAGAAGATGATGATTATATTATAGAAATATCAAATTTCAAAAGAGATCATGTTATGATGCCATTTATAAAAAAAATAATAATTGTTAATTTGAGTAAATATAATAATCTTAAACTAAAATTAGATAGAAAAAATAAGATTAACAACATTAATTCAAAATAATATGAATGATTTAGATTTATTAAAAAAAATATGTTTAGCTCCATATATTATGATGGCTACTGGACTTATAGGTGTTAGTAGAAAAGCTGGTGGTAATCAATTTAGACACCAATTTGCAACACTTGGTATTCTAATAGACTATAAATTTTTAGATGATCCAGTTCTTCTTAAAGCTGCAGTTTTACACGATTTGGTTGAAGATTTTGATGGTATTTATAGATTAGATGAAATTCGTATGATTGACGAAGATGGTCCTGCAGTTGTTGATTTAATATTAGAAGTATCAAAAAGTAAAGATGAAACAAAAGAAATTTATCTTGATAGAATCTTAAATACAGGAACACACAGAGCAAAAAAACTAAAATGTGCAGATAGAATTAGTAACCTCACAGATTTACATTTAGACTCACACACATCAGGTAAAATAGAACATTATCTAGATCAAACAGAAATATATATTTTACCTATGGCTAGAGAAGTTAGTCATGATTTTGAAAGAGAGATGATAGATCTTATTATTAAACGTAGAATATTATGTACACAATGACAAAAGATAAAGAACAATATTATGTAGATAATATTAATGATGAATTAGTACAAATCGAATTTATCAAAGAAATTCAAAAAGGAAATATTTCATTTGAAAAAAATGAAGGTATTAAAAATACAACTAATGTGTCATATTATGTATTCTCATGGACATCAAATAGTAAATTAATATCACTTTGGTTTGAAAATCCTGGATTTATGTCTTTTACATATCTAAAATTTGGTGAAACTGAACTAAATGAATCAAAAATAAAGTATTATACACAGATTTGTTTAGCTATACAAAACAAAGATTCAAAAATAGATTTAGATAAAAGATATTCTTTTTGTATACCATCATTTGATAATTTTATTAGCACAAAAAAGAAAATAAGAAATATTAGAGTATTAGAAAACGGAGAATTAAAAACAGAAAATGTATAATAAAATATAAAAAATAATAAATTTTTTGATATATTTAATTTTTTTTTTGTATCTTTACACAATAATTAAAATAATCATTTAAATAGCATTATCATGAAAACAAAATTAATTTCATTTTTCATTTTATTTTTACTTGTGTTTAATATTTCAGCACAAACTAGTAGTGGTTGCGATTATCGTTATGATTTTTTTGATGTCAAATATGACTCAAATAATATAATTTCTCTTGGTGCTGGTACATTAAATGGTTATAAATACTCAGGTATTCAATGCGCTATGCCAATATTCGGAAATGGTGAAACATATATTATGAATGCGTTAATAGGCTTTGGACGTATTACTGGAAATGCAAGAATCAACAATGAAGTTGGGTTTTATACAGCAGGAATATTAGGACTTTATACTAATGATTTTCTTAGAACAGCTAAAGTAAATGTTGGAATAAGTGTAAATACATTTTATAAAAATATATCACTTGGAATGAATTATACAAATAATGAGAAACTTAGCATTAAAGTTGGTTTTTATATTAGATATATAAATTCATGTAATCTTAAATAATTTTAAATGTGAAAAAAATAGAAATAATTATAGATAAT